AAGAACGAAATCCTTGATATATCATTACTTTGTAACCAAAAGTGGTCATTTCAGCTATTACTTCGTCAGCTTTTTTTTGTACTAGATTAGTAAGTCTAGCCGGCCGCTGGAATGATAAGGTTTGCAACAAAGCCTGTAATTTGGCTATCTGTTGAAGTAGAGAATCTTTCATAGTTTTACTATAAAACTTAATTGGGGATAAATCTTGCATTATTGGGGATAGTGAGGTATAGTTTTATGTATGAAACTAACCTTAATTATTGTCTTGTTGCTTCTTCTGCTTTTGTTTGGACTTGGCCCCGTACTGCTTGTTTTAGGGCTTTCCTTCCTAGAGTGGATTTTTGCCGCAAGTCATTAAGTTTTTGTACAGAAGATATCGCTTTTGGTTGCACTAAACCTGCCAGACCACGCCCACCAAGGGCACCTGTAATAGGTGTACCGACTGCCTTGCCAGCACCTTCACCAGCTACCCCAAGAGCGTTAGACAATGTTTTGCGAACAAGACCACCTTTCTTTTTAAGAGGTGCTTTTCTATTATTTAGACCTTCAAGCGCCTTTTTATCATTTCTTAATTTGGCGTATTCAGCGTCTAGTTTACGCACCCCACCAGTCACATCGCGATTTGCTACTTCCTCCTTTAATTGCTTTCGAATATTTTCTAAAGCCTTTTTGGTAGTCTGAGTAGATAAGTCACCGGTGTTTTTAAATGAATCACTTGTTTCCCCTAGTTTTCGAGCAATACTATTTATTTCACCAACAGTAATTCCATCACTAGCAACCTTTTGTTCCATTTGTTTTACCCATGTAGAACCAGTTGTGTCGTAGGTTGAATCAAAGTGTTTTTTAAGAGCGTCAATAGCGTCATGTACTGGTGAGGTAATCGTAGTTTCACCATTAAACTTGGTGTAATTACCCAACTGCTGTGAGTTGTATTTGGCTGGCTGTTTCGCAAGGATTTCATCTTGTTGCTTGATAATGTCATCAAGTTTTGACTGGACTTTAGCTAAAGCACCTTCCGAGTTGAATACTGGAATACCCACATGATTTACCGATACTTCCGGTAAAGTATCGTTTTTTACTAGACTTTCAAATACCCCACGTTTGCCAAGATTTTGTGCAGTTTTGCTATTTCCCGCAGCGTACTTTAGATCGCCAATAGCATCTTTTGTAATGGTTTTTACTGCTGCCTTATCTACAATTCGAGACACAGCACCTGCTGCATTTTTTACAGAACCAATAATTGGAAGAGCTGAAGCAATGTTTAAACCAGAACCAATGAGCTTATTAGCGTCAGGGTGTTCTTGTGCAAAAGTCTGCAAGTCTTCACCAAGACCTTGAGCTGTCTTAGTACCAGCGATAGCGTTTTCTGCCTGTACAACCCCCGGCACTGTTTCAAGAGTTCGGTTAAATACGTCTCCAACGCCACCCGCTACAGCACCAAGAGTGTTGATACCGCCTGCAATTGCGCCTCCAACATTACCTTGTCCCACCGCAGTCAAACCACTAGCACCTGCCGAATATGCATCTTTAAGACGACCAGAAAGGTCACCCATAAGACCCGGTAAGAATTGTTTAGCTCCTTGAAACACGCCAGTTTCTCGTGGTTGTTCTGGCGCCACTTGTGAAGTGGCAGTTGGTGTTACGGCAGGTTGTGTTTGGTAAGCGCTAGTTGGAGGCGCACCTGTGCTCGAAGGATTATTCGCATCCATTCCAACATTGCCACCTCTTTTAATTTGTTGGTAGGCTTCTGTGACTGACTTTACGTATGCCGGAACGTCATATTTGACACCCATTTTGTTTACACCAACCTTATTCTCCCATCCTACATGAGAACCTGAGTTCCATTTAGCGGCAATTTGGGCTGGGTTTAATCCTGCGTCCTTATCTGCTTTAATAACACTATAGGCAACAGCGTTTTGATTTGAAGGAGTCATCGGTGCATTTTCATCTCCGAGTACTTGTTTAGCGTGTACTTTCCAAGTGTCTGGTGTCCACTGGTATGCACCTGATTCACCGCTTTTTCCTTTAGCATTAAAGTTACCGCCACTTTCTGTCTGGCGGATTGCTTTAGCAAGGTTGATTGCGTCAGTATCCATTTGTGGCTGCATAATTACCAATTAGTATTAATGGTTCCTGCTGAAGTTTGGACTGGCTGAAAATTATTAACGCTTTGACTTCCTGCTCCCGGTGCGCTACTACTAAGACTGCTTATTTGTTGCTGAATACCAGCAATACGATTTTGTGCATCTGCACGAAGATTTACTCCAAGATTTTTGAGACTATTAATAGATACATTATCAGGAATAATTTGCTGCGCTTCTTGCAAGGCTTCTACTGAAGGAGTACCACCACCAATAATAGAAGCATATTGAGAACGTACAGTCTGAATAATAGAACGGAACTGAATAACAGCGTCATCACCAATAAGACCTTTCTTTACGTTTTGTTCAATCTGGTTAAGAGCTGGTTGGTCAAAATTATTTACTCCTCCTTGTTGAGCAATATTAGTAAGCAAGTTGAAATTTGCTTCTGCGCCATTTGCACTTGATTGCAATTGACTCATTTGTTGAGTTAGACCAGCAGCTGAAGAAGCCCCGGCTGTACCAAGTGTCTGAATGTTAGAAGCCTGTGTAGCACCTTGAGCTTGTGAAGCAATAGGATTGTACGCAGGGTTAATTTGCTGGGCAGCAGCATTAAGCTGTGCAGATAGTACCGGATTGCTAGTAATTGAGCTAGGAATGGCACTGTATTGCCCATTAGCAGCCATTTGTGCGTATTGAGCCATTGTCTCCGGTGGAAGCCCACTATTGCCCTCATATTGCCTTGTAAGGGGATTAAATACCGACTGACCATAGGCAGCTGGACTAGGTTGAGCATAACCTGCTGCAGTACCAAGACCACTAATCTGTAATTGCTGTTGTGTATTGGCGCTACCAAGAGCTTGATTAAGTCCAGACTGTGCCTGTGCCTGTCCAGTAAGTTGCTGTCCTGTTCCTTGAAGGGCTGCTTGTTCAGCGTTACCAAGTGCTTGCATACGTGAAGAAGCAGACTGTGAAGCAATTGCTGCATTACCCGAACCAACGACATTTGAACCTGTAGACATGTCACCTGCAACTGCACCAGCACCAAGTTTACCAATACGAGCAATTTCACCACTGTATTGATCAGCGATGTTTCGTGCATTTTCACCAATTTGCTTATTAGCCATTGATTCGTTTTGTAGCTGTTGCTGTAATTTACGTTGTGCATCTGAAGCATTGGCAGCATTACCAATTTGACCAACATACCCTGCGTACCCCGTGCTTGGATTTGTACTTGTTCCCGTACTTGCATCTGCTTTTGCAATACCACCACGAGCATTTTTTGCTGGGGCATTCAGAAGTCCTTTAGTACCTGTTTGCGGTACAGAACCAACATTTGTTGTGGCTCCAATACCAGAATTAATTGGCGTACTTGCTGGTGCAACACCCTGACTACCCGCTACACTAGGAGTAAGAGGTGCTGAACTTTTGCTAACAGCGTTACCCGTTGTAGATGGCTTTACCACACCAGATGTTCCATTAGAAAACAGGCTCGGCGCTACTTTTGTACCAGTAATGTTAGCAATTGAAGGAGTATAAGAATAACTGTTTTTAGGAGCTATTTGGTTATCAGTATTAACTTTGTACTGACTACCAAAAGCTTTCCAAGCAGGAGATACAGAAGGTGCGGGTTTGAATGTGTTGTTTATGTATGCCATATATTAATAATTAGTTTGCAAACAGGTAAAGGTTAGGGTTATTCGGCACAACTTGTGAGCCTAGGTCAACATTTACTGATTTCGTGCCAGCATAATCTTTCAACATTTCAAGACGTTCTGCTTCTAAATTATTATACTGCTGAAATAGGTTTTGGTCTTTTACAATTGAGGAGAAGTACACCTTGAGAGCGCCAAACACTAACATGTCGTGAAAGTCTTCCTCAAGCAATGGTAATTGACCGATGGTGTATGTAGTAGCAGTTGAAGAAGGAGCATTTTGGATAGGAGTAGCAAGAATCACCTCAGTATCAGAATTAAACTTTTGGATTGGGTACCAAATACCATCGCCCTTTGGCGGATCTATTCTAAGAAAGAGATTAAAGAAAGTGAGATCAGTATTTAATGGAAATGTTCCAGTGGTATTCCATGAAGTACTAATACCTGTAATTTGATTGTCTCCGACTGCAATACTAGAAAGTGTCCCTGTGCTGTAATCAGCAAAGGAAAGGTCTGGTACGCGGCTCTTATAATTAAGGGTAATGACGTTTCCTGAAGTACTCGGAATAGGCCAGAACATTATCTGGTTATTGTAGATATAGAATTGGTTTGGAATATCAGAGGTGTATGGGAGAGCATTAAGCATGGTCCATTCTTGGATAGATTGGACTGTAGAAGGGGTGTACACCAATTGACCGAGAGTGATTGTGGTATTTTTAATCTTTGAAACATTAGCTGGGATTGGGTATGCCTGTACACCAACGGTGGTGATAGCTGTGGTAGCAGTTTCAGTAAGTGGAGGTTGCCATGAAATAGCGGTAGAACCTTGCGTAAACCGCACCGTGCGTTGTTCGCCACCTGAGAAATTAACTAGCTGCTGACAAGAAGGACTAGTCCAAGTGGTTGTAAGGGTGGCTGAGGTATCACCTACAGATAGAGAGGCTGTGGTTGTAAGGGATTGAGCGCCAATAGTAACTGTTGTGTAGGTACGTTCGTTATCGAACCATTTCTGAATAAGATAGCGATGTCGGTCAGAAATAAGCTGCCCCATTAAATTAGCATTGTCAGTAGAGCTGTTATTTGAGAGATTGGTGGCAAGGTTTTTAAGTTGAGTGTACGTTTTCATATTATGTAATTACTATATTAGCGTTTATCTCCCATCCTGCATCTAAAGCATCCACAACAATCGTAACAGAGTTTTTATTAAAGTCAGTAACTGTCGCTCTTGCATGACTTGTCCCTATTGGGTACTGGATATCAATTAGGTGGAAATTGCCAGCAAGCGTATGACGTGTTCCACCAGCTGATTCGCTGCCCCAATATGCAGTGGACTGCATAGGTATGTTTGTCCCATATTCAGGGTGATTTGGGTCTCTAAAAGGATATTGCGGTCCACCAGCAATAACTGTTCGATTATCTTGTGGTTGAAAATAGAAACTAGGACCAAGTTGGGCTGTGCCAATAAAGAAATAACGATTTGTTGCACCTCCTATTGTTTGTGCATTCCCAGTACACAGTATCTGTTTAGGAGTAAACGGGGCGTTAAAATAAAGGATATATGTATCAGCAGACTGAAAAGTTATACTACCTGAAACAGAAACACCCGGAATAATATCGTTATTTTTAATTTGTAGGCTATCAGTACCATTATGAGTATGGTGGGGAACGCTGTCATATCGAAACCGAGAAGAAGCATTGCTCCTACTGATTTCTTCGCGCACTATTTGTCTAATTTTGTCTGGTGTCATATTAGCGAAGCATAAGCTGTTTAAATCTGACAAATGAGGAAGCAGTAGTTCCGTCGGTTGTAACTACACCTCTAAATTGTAACCATTGACTTTTTTGCACTGTTTGACTGAAGTAAGCTGACACGGTACCTGTCTCGGTAGTTGCAGATCCAAATGAAGTCCATGCTTCAGTTGAGTTGGTACGATAGTAGAGTTGGATTGAATCACCTGAAGCAAGTGGTGTAGTAAGCTTATATTCGAGCTGTTGGAAAGTCCCCTTTTCTAGGAAAGTACCAACAGGGAGTAAGTCTGTTTCAAACATGTATTGGGTTACTGGTGTTGTTCCAGTTCCATCAATACCGAATGACGAAGTCCCAGTTGAATAACTATCCTGCCACATTGTCCAGTATTGTGGTGAGGTTACATTTTGCTCTTGATTGGCAATAATTAGGTTACAGTACCCGTCATAGTCACCATATGAGTTTTGGTTTTCAAGGCGAAGTGCCATACCAATATCTTGGTTAGGGTCAATGTTTTGACTTGGTACAAATGACCATACACCACCACAGTTACCTGCTTTGGTTGAGGTCTGGTCAAGAATTGAAAAATATACACGACCACGTACGTAATCAGCATCACCCCATGTATATACAGGCTCAATGTACGTAAGGGGAGTTCCCGGAACGCCAGCACAATAGTCTGGCACCTTAAGAATCAAAGAAGCTACGCTACCGTTTGAAATGTAAATATTGCCTTTATTACCAGCAAAGATATACGCAATATTATTGACGTTTACCATTGTTTTTACGTTTGCTTCTGGTAATTCAATAAAGTCGGAAGGAGTGGCGTCTACTTGATTCCACGGGTAAATAGTTGAACTAGTACCGCCAATAAGCACAGTATTACCAATTTCTACCATTGTCTGTGCTGTTTCATTAGCGGGAAGGTTTACGCGTTGGTTACTGAATTGCACTGTAGGAAGTGTGCCGTTGATACCCGCCTGTGAACCAAATGGCCAGAAAGTATTAAAGTACTGATTTCCAGTTGCGCCTGTAGCTATATCAATTGCTGAACCAGCTGCAGACGCTAAGTACACCTCAAAAGTACCTGATGCTGGTGCGTATTGAATGTAATACACGGTACTCGGTGTAAGGTTAGTTGGTTGTGTTCCATACACATCCGTATAAAACACGGCGGGAATACGAGTCCCGTCAGAAGAATACGGAATAGAGCCACTTACAATCGCAGAGAGTGTGCCCGTTGTACTTGAAGCGGTGTAGGAACAGTTAGACTGAATATTTGCAATGCTAGTAATGAGTGAAGTGGTGGGGAATATTTCACCAATATAATTACCGTCACAATAATAAATTTTGCCTTGATTTGAAGCAATAGCAAAGTTTTTATGAGTAGGAAATGGCTCATTTAACCAGCAATTATTTAATCTGTTGTACAGTCTACCTAAATCTACTGTTGGTTTTGCATAAATAGAGGCCATACCTACTGATACCAATTGCCCATTTAATGCCGCTAAACCAGTTAATTTAAGAGTGGAATAATCGTTTGGATCAGGTAACATCCACTGCGTTCCGTAAGCGGAATTAATAGTAGTGTCCCACACCCACGTGTACCCGTTAGCATCTAGTACGTAATATCTATATGCCGTTATACTTGCTGTGGTGTATTGTTCAGTAGCTTTAGCGACCCCTTGATTCGGTACTGCTACAGTACTAAAGGTAATACTACCTGTAGTACCGTGTGAAAGTGCATTTGCACCAGTAGGGTCAAATTTTGAAGACAATTTAAAAGTAGTACCACTAGCGTACGAAACGTAGTAGAGGTTTGTCTTTGCAATTGAAACTACAGTAAAAGTGCCTGTTTCGGTAAACGTATGGATGGTATTGCTTCCTGAATACGTTATTGTACCTCCGTGAGCTACCATTGAACCTGTTGTATAGGAAATAATAACAACACCATTAGCTCCGCTTCCCCCTAAATGAGAAGAAGACCCTCCATTTGCAGCTGCACCGCCACCACCACCTCCAAGATTTGCTGTTGCATTAGAACCTGCTGCATCGTTACCTGCTCCATTTCCAGCATTAGTACCAGCAGTACCACCCGTTGAAAACCCTCCACCACCTCCACCTGAACCATAAACAACTGCTGTGCCTGAGATTGAATTTGATGTACCAGCGCCACCGTTACCACCAGTAGAAACTGAACCATTTGAACCATTAGCCGCGTTACCACCACCTCCACCAGCAGCAGCACTTACACCTGCAGAAAACACACCCGCACCACCGTTTTTAACGGTTCCTGTGCCTGCTGTACCAGCAGTAGGATCAAGTGCACCACCTCCACCACCATTTGCACCTGAACCACCATTTAAGTTTGAGGCAGCACCACGACCACCAGCACCCCCACCTGTAGCTGTAGAAACCCCAGCAATTATAGAAGAACTACCGGGATGATAAGTTCCTGAGCCATCATCAACACCTCCTGCTCCTACAGTAATTAAAGTACTTCCTACTGAAAACGCATTAGTGCCAGTTTTTACTTCACCACCACCACCACCACCACCAACTGCTTTATTGACATTAGCTACACCACCACCTGAACCACCACCACCAACGGTAAGGTAACTGGCAGTAACTGAGCTTGGACTAGTAGTAGTTGAAATTGAAGTTACGCTAGAAGCAGACACGGAAATCCATGTACCAGCTTTTAATGTGTTAGGTCCAGTAAAGTTAGTTGAACCGTTTGGTGTTAAAGTACCGTTAGTTATAGCCGTTTGTTGTTGTGCAATACGCGCATATGAAGCAAGCATTTCACCACTTTCTGTAGAGATGTTGACGTTTTGTAAATTAGCAATTCCCTTAGTTGGAGACGGAGAAATACCAAGTTCCACTGTGTCCCACACAAGGTCTTGTCCTGTCCTAGTCTTTTCCGTTCTCCATGACATACGTTAGAAATTTATACTTGCTAATACCTTATTTACAAAGACTGTGAATATAATGACTATTATTCCATAAATAACCATCGCTTTACCTTTGAAACCTTCAAAGTCCTTAAGACGAGTCTCGTGATCTTCAGCAACTGCTAAGAATTTTTTCATCTGAAGTTCCATACTTTCAAGTGTAATAGCCATTTTAATATGGGCGTCATTACTAATTTTCTGTTCGTTACGAACTTCAATTACAATATCTTTTAATGAGAAATTATTGTCTGTCATACTATTGATTCATGAACATTAAGAAGTTAGAATTGACTGATGAGGCAGCAGCAGCTTTAAATGCCATAGCAATACCGCCAGCACCACGTGTTCCACCAGAGAAGTTCATTGTGGCATTACCGGTTTGTGCAGTAATGTCACCATTTGAGTCAGCACAACCATTGGTTGCAGTGACATCTACAATATTAGTTGTGTTTCCTCCACCAGAGGACCAGTTAGCATCTACGTTTGCTCCAGAAATAAACCACCAGCCTGTTGAAGAAGTAGTGAGACTGACTGTAAGTGATGCTCCAGTATCTGTGTTATTAACAAATGTCCCACTAGTGAGGAAAGGGGAAGTTTGGTCTACTCCAGTGTAAGAAACAGCTACACCTGTGAGTACCCCAGTACCTGTAGTGGCTGTCATCACAACATTGTTAGCTCCTGTGGATGGGGCTTTTAAGTAAAATTGGTGGCTTCTATAGTTATTTAACGAATAGTCCTTAATATCTTGAGCCACTACTGTCATAGTGGTCCCGTTGTAAGTAGCAGTTGGGGTAGGTGTGCCAGTAGAAAAGTTATAGGTTTGACCACCCAAGATAAGGAATGGATTAGTTCCAGTTACTGTATGAGAAAAAGTAATGGAACTACTGCCAGCTCCTGTTGGTGTTGCTTTTGTTTTTGCGTCAAATGCTATTGCCATATCCTAATTCTGTTACCACTGTTTCGTTTAAAAGCCCTTTACTGTCAACTGCAGACAAGGGTAATTCAAGGTAGGCTGTATCTATACCATTGGCATCTGCTAAGAGCGAAACTGCCTTGCCATTTCTAATACAATATTCATCTACACCAAGTAGGGTGTTTGGAGTATCTACTTTGTCAGTACCTCCAAGTGAATATTTCCATGTATAACCAGCACGTACAGGATTGTGTGCATTTCCACCTACTTCACCCAGTTTTAAATATTCAGCTTCACTACAAGGAAAAAACTCATCTTCACCAGAACTTTCATTCAAGAAACAATGAACATACCCAACACCTAAGTAGGTACGTTGAGTAAGTTGTCTTGTTACTGGTTGAACGTTTGGTTTCATACTTATGCTGAAGCTATTACACGCCACTTACTTGTACCTGCGTTGTATTGAACACCAAAGGTATAAGGCAATGTCGTTGATCCATTTGTTGTAGCTGCTGGTGTGACTGTCGAGTTTTCTGTATTTACTAGAGTCAGTGTTTGAGCTACTGCTGAGAAATCTAGTACTCGTACCATTCTACGTTCGCCATCAATGGCTCCGGCAGTTGGGATGGTTATGGTAAGAGTAGCAGCTGAGTTGTTTGTGATTGTGTTCGTGACATACGCAAGGTTTACTGTTGCTGCGTTAGCAGAAGCTGTCTGGGCAATATTTTCACCTGTTGAAGAAATCAGAGAACAACTCCAGTTAGCGGCTGTGGTTGGTGTGGCCACAATTGCTGTAAAGGTAGCTGACATTCCTGCCCCAAGGATTTGAATAGTGTTAGCTCCTGAAGATTGTACGGTAACACTACCAGTAGAATTGTTTACGATTCTGTATGTTTGTCCGACAATAATTGAAGTAGTTGGAAGTGTTACAGTTTGAGTTGAAGAACCTGTAAAGAATTGAGTTTGAGCGCTTGCAATAGTAAGTGCTGTAGTACCAGCTGCAGTAGCGGTGGTAGCGTAACCATTCATCACTTCACCTTCTACAGAGATAATTCCAGCAGCGACTCGAGCGAGGGTTGTATCAGTTGCAGCACCAAGTTCAATTGTGGTGACTTGTGGGTTAGCTGAATAAGATGGTGCTACACCAACCCCCCCTGAAACAAGTACTTGTCCAACTGCGACATCGGCTACGCGGCCAATTGCTGTGGTGCTTGTCGCCACAATGAGGTCGCCGATAGCTTGAGATGCTAGTGTCATGTTGCTGCCATCATTGGCAGCAATTGTTTTAGACGTTGTGGGAAACGTCATTGTTGTCGCATCTGTACCCGCAAAAGTAATTGAGTTATTGAAAGTAAGGGTTTTCCCGGCTGCACCAGTGAGGGTATATGTACCTGTAGTGAACGTATTACCATTCACTGTTGTGGCAACAAGTGTTCCAAACGTCTGTGTAGCAGTAAATGTCTGCGCTAAACCAAGTGAAGCTAAAGTATCTGTACCAGTAATGAGAGGTAGGTTTAGAGTACGATCTGCGGCTATTGCTGCGCCTGTAATAGTATATTTGAATGTGTTGGCTGGATTGCGTACTGTAAGTCCTGAAGAAGAAACAAGCACTGCATTTAAACCACTAAAAGTGTTAGCACCCGTAAATGTTTGAGCGGCACCAAGTACTGCCACTGTGTCTGTCAAAGCAGGAAGGGTAAGTGTATTAGAGCCTGCTACAGCCGTAGGTATAAGTGCAATAGTGCCGCTTGTAGCGCCTGAGAAAGTGACACCCTGCGTACCTGAGATAACACCAGTAGTGTCTGCAATAAGTACAGCAGAGTTTTGTATGAGCTTACCGGTAGCAAGGTCAAATCGTGCAATAGCATTGTCAGTAGCAGAAGCTGGACCAACAACATCACCAGAGCCGCCCCCAGTAGTTGATAGAGTCGTACCAACTAATTGAAGCCCTGAACCAATTGTAAGTGCTGAGATAGAAGTACCGTTACCGTAAAGGACACCAGTAATAGTGGTGGAAAGAGTAATAGCGGGGGTTGAGGTCGCGGTTGCAACTGTACCAGCGAAGCCATTAGCTGAGACTACGGAAACTGATGTAACGGTTCCTGTGCCTGTTGGTAAATCTACAAGTAAGCGGTGAGTTACTGGATCAGCATATACTGCCACGGGGGTAACTCCGTCAGCGTTTGAAACACCAAGCAACGTGGGTACAAAGTTCTGGTCTCTTTTAGCGTCCGCCATATGTTAGTTGCTATTGATTAATAATTTACCGTTCGTATCTGCATACACGACTACTGGCGTCACACCATCAACACTGGAAACTGCTATAAGGGCAGGAACAAAATTTTCGTCCCGTGGCGCAATGCTGGGACCTCTATCTGTACCTGTAGAACCGTTGCTTACTTGTAGCGCATTATTGCTACTTGCATTTACTTTAACACGAACTAGGGTTGAACCGTTAGTGTCTAGCACCCCTAGTAATGTGGATATTCCGTTATTGTCTTTTTTTGCGTTTGCCATATTAGTTTGGAATGTAGTTATACGTAATTGAAGTAATGGTAAATGAAGGAGTAGTTCCACCAATTGTCCACACAACACGCCAAGAGCGTGCCAAAATACCGTTTGCTGTTGCGGTTGTGTTGGAGGTAGTTGTACCAGCGGTAACAACCTGACCTGGGTAAACTGAAATACCGAAGTTACCTGTTGCTGTAAGTGAAGCTGTCGCAGCTCCCGGAATATCTACCCATGTAGTACCACTATCAACTGAGTTCTGAAGCTTGAATACACAGGTTGGAGTAGTTCCTGAAACTGTACCAATAACAATTACTACTTGAATACCTTTATTTCCTACGTTTGTTTGAGTTGCACCGTTACCTGTGGCTGTTTTGGCACCTGTATCACCTGTTGTGGTGGCTACTGACATACCTCTTTGTCTGTCCCATGAAGTACCGTTAAAGAGAAAGTTGTCTGCTGCATCTCTTCGTTCAGTTGGGTTAGCTGTTGCGTCAGCCAAAGCTGCCGTCGAACCTAGCAATTCACCGGGTCTGATAGAAACTGTAAATGCTGGGTCAGTAAACGCCGAAGCCGTTGATGCTGCTTTTACTGCTGGTGAGTTAGTACCATCTGATATTTGGGAAAACCATCTTGTTGCTGCTGAACCCAATGCTTGCGTAGCAGTTGCTTGTAAGTTGGCTGCTGTAGCCTGAGTAACTGCCGTAGTAGAACCAGATTGTAGAGTTGGTGTATTGGTAGCCAAAGATACCGGCTGTGTCGCTTGCCAAAATGTACCTGTAACGGGTGTGGTAGGCATGGTGGCGATAGATACAGGCTGAGTTACCTTTGAGCCATCAACATGAAGTGCTTGAGTATTTGCGTCAATAGGGTTTGAGGTAATGTCTGCGGCTGTAGTTGTACCTTTAGCACCTCCGCGAGTAATAGCTTTTTGAGTTCCACCTGTAAGGGTAGCGTCGAGAGCAAGAGCTGAAGTGTCTAGATTAGTTCCGGCATTTACCGTCATTGAACCTGAGTCAACAATAGTGTGTACCACATCACTACCAAGAGTGACTTTATTAGTAGTTCCCGGTGTTGTTTGGTCAATACCCACCTTTCCCACTACCGCTGAACCAGCTACCAGTGCAGGAAGGCGTGTAACATCCACGTCAAGACCATTTGTAATATCACCGCGCACTCTATCCCAGGTCGTGCCGTTAAAGAGCATGTTGTAGTTTTCTACAGCAAGCGCTCCAGTAGTCATAACTGCCTCTGCGTCTACATTTGTACCTTCAATATTTACTCTATCCCACGTTGTACCATTAAAACCAGAAATGGCCGCACCGACTGTAGGTGTGGTTGGATTAGCAGCGCCATCGGCGAGTGCAGCAGCAGCAGGTAGTTCGGTGTCTACAGTTCCTGTTATTGCTACAGTTTGATTACTAGGTAAAACCACTGGCGAACTATTTGCCATCGTAGCTTGCCCGTTAGGATTAGGAGGTACATATGTCATACAACATTCCAATTAGAGCCATTTGATACTAGATCAAGCGACATATTATCTACTGTTAGGCTTGCACTAGCGCTCCCGTCAATGGTCTGCGCGCTAGTAGTAGCTATGGTTACTGCACCCGATACACGTTTTACTGTGTACTGGTTAGTATTCCCTACTGCAGTGGGAAGGGTGAGTATAAGTGGACCGGTACAATTGTAAACATAATCAGTAGAAGCAGTTGAACCTGCATTTGTATTGCCTGTAATATTAGTTACGGTACGTGTAATACCTGAGCCACCCGGACCACCTGTATTAAACTCTAATCCTGTTTCTGTAACATTTACACCAACAACTTTACTGGCCGCACCTAAATAGGTGTGAGGTACGTCACTTAATTGTGTAAATGATGAAGCTCCGGGAATAGTTACTTTCATAGTTCTTTAAGGAAGTCTTCTATTTTTTGTCTTTTTTCTGAAATAATTTCAGCGTCTTGTGAAACGGTGTTCTCTAAGTCGTTTAACTTCTGTTCACGTACTGTCACTGCGTTTTCTCGTTCCATTATTGCTTGTTCACGATCAGTAATTTGAGTCTCTAGTACCTCTAAGGATGCAGTACGGTCTTGTATTGTCTTTACAAGATTGTCATATTCAGACTGTTTCCCAGCTACAGCATCATTTAAGTCACTGAGTTTAATATTGGTTGTCTCTACTTCAACAGTTAGCTTGTCCAACTGTTCGGTTTTATATGTAAGTGAGTTTTCAGCTGTAATGATTTGGCTTTCAAGTGAAGACTTGAGATTACTGAGTCGAAGCTCCTCTACCTGCAATAAAGTAATGCGGTTTTTGCCTTCTTCAATGGCTTGTGTGGTATTGGCGTCAAATACATATGTTGCGCCTGAGTTGTCTACTACCATACTTATGGTGCTAGTTCAGTTACTGTGTAACGTGGTGAAGTTCCTGCAATGGTGATAATACCCGTGTACAGGGTAGAATCTGCAGTAATAACACCGCCTGTACCATCATCCTGTACTGACGAGCCTTTCAATACTACTGAAAAATCAGAAGACGACCCTGCGCTTCCGTATTTTACAAATAATGGGTTAGTACCTAGATTTTGTAGGATAAAGCCTACACGCTTGCTGTTGGCGGCAAGGGCTGTGGCAGCACTGGCGATTGGAGTGACGGTGGCATTTTGTGTTCTGACTGTTGGATTCATAGTTATTTATTTAGCCTATTAAATGCTCTTTCAAGCGTGCGACTACGGTCATCCAACCTTATCTTTTCTTCCTGAATTGCCTTTCTTTCTTGTTCAAGAGTTTCCTCTCTAAGTATAATACTGGTTTCCCTGTTGGTACACATTTGTTCTCTGTGTACAAGCTCTCCCTGTAGGGTGTTGCGGATAGTTTCCACTTCGTCCCTAACTTTGCGAGTTTCTTCGCTAGATTGTTTGGTTGACTCCTCTAATCGGATTATTTCTTCCATTTTAACTCTAGCAGCTTCTTCTTTGGTTTCTGCCCGTAAGAGGGTATCGGATAACTCTTTATACTTCTCTATGAGTGATTGCTCCCACGCGTCTAACGTGGCGGCTATTTCTACGTTGTGTTGGGCTTTTTGCGCCAATTCCTCTCTAGTTACTTCTAGGAGGTTTAATTCGCTTGTGAGCGGCTCCAGTGCCTTCTGGCGGGCTATCTGTAGCTCGCGTACATCGCCTAATAGAGCGTCACGCTTTGTAGCAGCTTCAGAAGTCTCCTTATGGATACTAGCGAGAGTTTCACTGCGAAACTTTTCTAGTGAGGTTTCTTCTTGGGCTGCCACTTCACGCAGACGGTCAATCGTACTAGCAAGTTTTTTACCTTCATCCAAAGTCTGCTTTTGTTCGGCAGTCTTTTTCTGGTGTATATCTGATTTTGCTAGTAGTTTCATATTATCCCTTTAAGGCTCGGTCTCTAAGTGAGGTTTTCTTATCAATCGCTTCGGTTACGAGATTACCCTCGTCATCCCGGTGGATTATGTCCTCTAGTGGTACCTTAGCCACTGGTGCTGTAGTGAGTGTCCCGTTCGGGAGTGGTTCAAGACCCTTAAGAATGAATGGCGTAAGGTCTTCAATGGTGTACTGACCAGCGTGTGACATTCCCTGTCCTCGTGGCTGGATCATACCCATATCATCCTTTAAGCCTTCACGGTTACGGAACGTTTCGTATCGCTTGGTTTTGAAGAACTCACGTTCAGCAAGGTCTTTAGCAAACTTCTTACGGATGTGCTGGATTTCAAGTGGTGAGTGTTCTGGCATTACCATTGGTACGGTAGTGCCAGCAGGGAAACGATATTCCTTGCTATTCCACTTTCCAACAAAGTCCTCGTCTGACCAATTACTAAACTTGAATGTACCGTCAAAGTTCTCTGGGAGAACTGACTCATACTTCATAATTGACTTATCGTCTGGCATATATTTGTGCCTTTAACAGGCTAGATTACTTTTTAACAAAGTTCCGAGTCTAATAGACCCGATAAGACCCCCTAGTATTAGGGAGCCTTACGGATAGGTTAGACGTTAATGAATACTGAACGGTATTCAGTTGTCACACCAGCTTGGTTGGCGTATCCAACAACAGCCGCAGTGACCACGTTTGTTGCGTATGGTGTCTGTACCAATGCACCGGCTACTGAAGTAGAGGGTGAAATTGGAGTACCGACTGTGATTGTTCCATCTGCAAGACCTGCGGTAATACCACGAGAAACAAGGAAACCGTAGGTAGTAGTTGGTACGATGTACAAACCGATACCCGCAACAGCACCAGTTGGTGTAGTTGGGTTAATGATTACATCAGCACCGTGTGGTGGGATGAGACATACCTTTGAAGAGGTTGTGATTGCTGTAACAGCACCTTCTTCTAGAGTAAGTACAAGACCAGCACCTGAGTTTGCAGCTGGGTGTGAAGCAATACGTAGTGTCTGACCGAGACCAGTTGAACTGTTCACGATAAGGAGACCACCTGCGTACTGGTTAGCTGTTGCTGCGGTTGCACCAAGAGTAACTGCTACAGAAGCAGGTACGTTACCGTTGTTTGAGTACGCAGTGTACGCAGTAACAGTAAGGTTTTGGTGGTTAGCTACAATAGCAGCATCCTGATAGAGCTTACCAGCAGCAACATCAACTGCACCAGCGCGAACCAAAAGGAGTTCACGACCATCGCTCAAGTCCCATCGTGTTCCCACCATAGTCTTAAGTGAAGCGTCTGTTGAAGTCTGAAAAGCACCGTTAGCCACAAGTGCAAGTGGACCATTGGCAGCTCGTTGAGTAATTCTAGACATATAAGTTTTAACTTTAATTTACTAATTCCCTTCACGTCTCTTTCCCCCTAAAACGTGGGCAGCCACCGTGTCGGCGTCATAGGTTTTTAGGAAACCATTCCTGAACCGTCGCAGACAACACAAATGTTGTTGACGTCGAGTAGTCCGGTACCGTTACACTTTTCACAAGTTGTAACGGTTTCTTCTACTACTTTAGGCTTCTTCGTTACTGCCTTTTTTACAGCCTCTACAACCTTAGTCATATTAAGCGGCAGTAGTTACGTTTGTCCAAGTAGTAGAGCCATTGGTATTTACGTATAGTCGAGTTGATGTGCTTGAACCATCAGTACGAAGGTAGAGACTACCCTGTGCAGCTGAGATAGTTGGTGCGCCTGAACCGAAGTAAATACCAACTGCGGCAGTACCCATTGAGAATGCCGCAGCAGTTGCACCACCGGCTGTGGTTGCAGTACCGCTAAGTGAAGTGGTTGTACCTGTTGCTGAAACAGCACCAGTTACAGTTTGTGCGCCTGAAGCAAGAGTACTTGTAGTACTAAATGCCTTTTGCGTATTGAGTCCAGCTGACTGGATTGGAGGCAATACGTCCTCGATGTATTGAGTCATAGGTATTATGAATTAGTTACCTATAAACTTTATACACCTGTGATGCCTGTGAGAACACCGTTACGGAATGGAGCCTTACAAATGAGCTGTCCACCAAGAATCATGAATCCATTGATAGTGCCCTGGTTGTAAGCTTTGATCATGCCAGTCCATGTGAATGCATCAGAAGGTGCGTAAGTTCGGTCTTCGTAAATGTTACCCTGAATGTCCTTAGCCTTTGGAGTAACTCGCTCTCCTTCCCACCACTTGAGTGCGTACCAGTCAAGTGTGTCCTTCATGTTGAGCATGTAGAAACTACCAGAAGTTACCTTCTTGTCACGGCTGATTTCCATACCATCCCACATTTGTGCGCTGTAACCAGAAGTTGAAGCAGTACGACCTGCGTCACGACCAAAGTCAGCAGTGTTTCGCTGGAATGGAGTCTGAAGCTGCTCGAAGTAACCCCATGTGGTGTAATCAGTAATGATGAAGTCAGGCTGTACTGGACCATCTGCAATAGCGTTCCAAAGAGTACGTACCTTTACGAGTGAGATAGTACCGCCTGAAGCAGTCTTAGTTGCGTTAAGACCTGAGTAGGTAGTACGTGAAAGACCACCGTAAGTTGAAGCAACTGTACCATCGTCGATAGTGTTAGCGAGTCCGTTAGGAGCCTTACCACCGAAGCTAGTACCGTCACCCTGTAGGAAGTTACCAACATCGTCAGCAGCATCCTGCTTACGACTTTCCATTGTTACCTTCATGAGATTCAAAGTCTGCATTGGAGTAGCGTTGACCGAAAGGTCTGAACCAGACAATGAAACGTTGGTAGCAATGAAAGTTGGGTAAAAAGTCATGTTCACAGTAGTTGGCTGCTGTGTGATTGGAAGTAGGTCGTAACCATTGAACGCTACTGAAGAGACGCCCTTCTGGTACTTCATTGGGATGAGGTATTGAGCACCATCCCACTTCTTTGTCTTAGTCATCAGTTTACCGAAAAAGAGGTTGTCTCGAAGTACCTGATCTACCCAGTAGGGTGCAAGGTACTGATTTACGGTAGCCTGAAGTGTTACATTAGGTGCCATATAAGTTTAGTTTTTAAATTATGCCGTTTTCGACTAGGTAACGCTCCATTGCGTCATCTTTAAGTGTGCTGTCTTTAGTAGCACCACTTTGTACCATCGAACGGCTTGATAATGATTTTGCCCGATTATCCGTTCCTTTTTGGAGTTTTTCAGAAAAGATTTCAAAGACTGCGTAAGGGTCTGCCAAACTAACGACATTACCTTCTCGGTCTTTTGGAGACATCTTTTGCAAGAGTTCAAAGTAACTGCGCTCTTGGGATTCTGTTAGTTCTACACCGTAGCTATCTTCAATGTCATCAACAATGGAATCAAGTTCTGATTCTGCCTGTTGGACTGCTTGTGACTCGTTTTGACGTTCTGACTGTATACGTTCGTATGCCCTGCGTTCAGCGTCATCACGCGCCCCGACAATAGCTTTAGTGAGTAACTCGGTAGCCATTTGAGCTTCAGGTGAATCTGTGCCGTAAATGCGTTCGATACCCTTAAGATATTCTTCATCTTCGTCACGGACTGCCCGTGCTTCTTCTAGTCGTGCTAAACGATTAGCGAGGTCGATAGCTGATTGTCTTTCAGCTTCCAACTTCTCTTTAAGCCGTCGCTCTCTGCGAGTCTTTGGACTTATATCTTCCTCATGTTGCTCTTCCTCTTGCTCTTCTACCTTTTCAGGTTCAATTTCAAGGCTTTGGTTAAGCAAATCATCCTGCTCTTCTGTTCCTTTAAGGAATGCTTCTAATTCGTTCATATGTGTTGGCTATTTCTAGCGATTACGCCTATTCCTAGGACTTTTAGTATTGATATTCAAGCTTTTGACGGGAGCTTTACAACCCGTGTTTCACCGTAAAACTTAGTAGCCGACTCCGGTACCGTTAGAAGGTTTGTAACCTTTGTCACCGTACTGTTTAATTGCTGGCTTTGCCTTTTTCTTCAATGCCTCATCAAGGGCTGATTTTGGCTTTGTTCCCCTAATGTTGTTGAGTGCTGGGGTGAATGCACTTGTGTTTGGCTTCATAAAGTTATTTTTCTATTTTCCGACTATTTGGAATGTACTTATAATTTGATTGATGTTCCCCTCGTTCATTTTCTGTTTTGTTTTTCTTGTGAAAAGAATGGGTATATTCTGATGAAGGTGTAGATTTTACTTTTAAAGTCCGAACCTTATTCTTCAATGCTTTATCTAGTGACATAATTTATTTAACTTAATGCTGGTCCTGATTGTTGGACACCTGGTAAGGGGACGTTACTGAGTGCTGCGCTGGCTGGGTCTTGGCTGATAGTCTGTGGTGGTTCTCCGTTTATTTGTTCGGGAGGTGCGCCACCGCCCATTTGTTGCATTTGTTGCTGTTGCATTTGCATCTGCTGCGACTGTTGCATACGTGCGAATTCCTCTGGGAAGTTTAATTGCATGTATGCCATAGGGTCAGTCTTGTAAAGGACTCCATCTGCGGCTGCTTGGTCTGGGTCTGGGAAGTCCAACATTTTTAGAAGAGTCTTTGGTCCAATAGCACCCTTATCAAATAGGGCTTGGGCTAGGTTTATTTGAGTTACCTCATCTTTTGGCTTTAGTGAATCAGGTGATACTGAAACAATAAGAATACGGTTAAGGTCTTGGTTTGAAAGGGTAATGAATTCTACTGCCTTAGCGTTACCCATGATAGCCGCGTAGTGTGGTTCATCATAAAAGACGTAATACAACTGAGTTAACCAGTTAAAGGTACTTGAAGCTACCTGTTCAAGCGCATCACCAATACCACCACCAATACGAGACGTATCGTTTGACTGGTTGATAATCATGCCACGAGCTGTCTGGTCTTCGTCTGGCTTTTGCGCCACAATACCATTAATACCCCATGATTGACGTAAGTCGTTCTTGGTTATTTCTAGCTCATTAAAGATAGCTGCTGGGAGGTCTTGCGCTGGGAGTGGAAGAATAGCACGGTCAATTGGTCCACCTGAAGGGACAAGAATAGGATTGCCCTTACGGCGAGCGTTACTAGCTTGCTTGGCTGTTTCTTGTGTGAAGTTATCTTCTGAGTAGGCGTACCCGTTATTAGAAGCTGCTACGTTATAGTCAATCTGTTCACTACGGTCTGCAATCTTCTTCTGGTTGGCAATGTTCTGCTCTACAAGTCCTGTAATATCATGTGGTTGTTCCTGTAGGGAAAATACACTAAAGAATGTGTACGGCTTCTTAGGGGCAGCAAAATGGTTTAAATGCTGCTTCATTGTTGGCTCACCCATCTCATTAATTACTGGCTCACCTGTAAGTACATCTACTTCTGGCTCTGGGTATCTAAAGTATTCATTTTTATGCTTATCTAGCACCTTTTCTTTGAAGGTTACAAACGTAAAGGTATTGTCTGCACTCCACCATTCAGTGTAAGTGACCTTAGTGCCTAGCTTGCCATCTACCTGCAAAACAATGTATTCCTTGTGTTCAGGGAACATTTCAATTAGCTTGTCTGCGGTAATTTCTACACGTTCACCAAGAGTACCAATAAAATCACCATAGGCGTCAACATACCCTTCAGGGTCAAAGATAAAGTTTTGAATCCTTCGGTTCATTACTTCTACGTCACCCTTAGTATCATCACCGTCTACAGGCTTCCAACCATACTTAATAACGCCTAAGTGGTAGATAGACCACTGGCGTACCATGAGGGCAAACTTACGCTTAAGGACAAGCTGTTCGCTATGGAACGCAAGCATTGTCTTAACTGAGGTAGCAAGCTCGTTACCTGCTTCTGAATTATCACTCCATACAACAGGCTCTGGGTTTTTGGCTAGGGTAGCTGAAAGAAAGGTTTCTTCTGATTCAAATTGAAGGTTAGCGGCAATTGGACCACCTTCAGTAAGCCATTGACCGTCCTTCTTCTTGCCTAAATAACTCTCAAGGTTGCGTTCTGCCCACTTCTTAAACTTAGCTTCATATGGTGCATACTTTGCTTCTATGTCATTGCGTAGTTTCAACAACTCCTCATCTGACATTGAAATACTGAGGGCGTCATACTTTGCGCCCGTTGCACCTTCAACAGAATCACCAGCACCTGATGGTGTTTTATTTGTTTGGTTTTCAACCAAATCTGTTACCCCTCTCACGTTAAGTGAGAACGGGCTAGTCTCATCAGCCATGTACGCTAAATATATTTATTAAGCTGAATGCCGGAAATTGTTTTTATAATAACACTTGATTCTCCTTTGTAAAAGCGTCAGGTGCAAAACTGTTGATAACTGGTGCTTGTACGATACGTCCTGATTGCATACCTGTGTATACATTGTCTCCTACTACCTTAGCTTCTCCGCCACCGAAACGCTGCATACCCACCATTGCGTAAAGAAAAGCGTGTGCGAAGTGGTCTGGTCCGTTACGTTTCCATACATACTCACTACCATAGAGTGTACGGTCATCCTTACCTTTTTGTTCTTTAGCTACAATCTTTTCACGGTACATATTGCCAAACATAGCTGCGAAGTCATACCATTCGTCTTTAGTACCATTGAGTAGAATACGTCCTGTATCACGTAACTGTTCTACTACTAGGGTCATCATACGGTTACGATCTACTCGTACCTTCCAGTATTCATCATTACTGCCCCACTCAATAGGTTCAATACTCTTGCGGTCTTTGTTGTAGAAACAAAGGAATACACGGCCGGGATACTCTGACTGCAACTGGCGCACTCCAATAAGGTCACCACCTTGGTCAAAGACTGCTATAGACTTAGGCCAGCGCTTCAATAGTTCTTTGACACGGTCATACGGTGTTTGACTGGCACTGATAGTCGTGGCGTGTTCATAGTAGAAAACACCTTGCTTGTTCATACACACAAAGTGAATGCCATGCCCTGTATCTGCACCAATAACCACACGGTCTGTCTGGTCGTTTACGGTATCTACACAATTACGCAGTACCACCGCAGGGTCAATACGGTCGTCTGAGTCTACATATGGAAGTCCCAGTACGTAGTTATAGAAGTATTGTTTGTCCTTTAGAGGGTCATTGTATGCGTCTATTATCTGCTTGGCAGTCTTGTTGTACAGCATTAACTGGCTTACGTGCCAGCCTGAGAATAGGTAATCCCCTGCTATTTCTCCAGTCCACACTACACCATCTTGGTTCTTCCAGCATCCTTTATACGCTCTATCTTCCTCACTTAGAATCTCTTTACAATGGCTACAAATAAAGCGTTTATGGTCCATGTCTACATTCTGTGGCCACTGTAGGGTTTGTTCTGTGTCACACTTAGAACAAGTTATATACCACTCTTTCTTGTCTGACTGTTGCCAATATACATCTACACCATGCCCTGATAGGCTAGGGTGACTAAAGTACCACCGCCAGCCACCATCTTCTTGAGCTTGGAGACGGTTCTCGTACTGCACGATAACATTTGGATCTGACGCGTCTACTTCATCGTGAATATTAAGCCCTGATGGAATCATCATGGCCTGCTTTGAGGTAAACGTACCTCTATAGAATATCATCGACTCTCCTACTGATTTTTGTTCTACAGTGTCGTGGTCTCTTACCCAGTCCATTAGTATAGGGTTTTGGGAAATGATACGGTTAAAAGAACCTCCTACCATATCTTGTACGTCTCCTTGAGTGGGAAGAGTATAAATGATTTGTCTACGTAGGTTTTTAGCTACCCATAGTGATTTAAGGGTATTCATTACGGTTGCTCCAATTTGAGGAGGTTTAAGGAACGCTTGGTGTGGGCTTAGGTCGTTGTATATAGCTTTAAGCCACGGTCTTTTATCAAAATCCAATGGTAAACCCACCTCGTTCTTTATTTCATTCTGAAGTGTCCAACTATACGGATACAAGTTGGCGGCTTGTATCATTTCTTCTTTAGTCAGTAATTCCATAATTCAATTTACGTGCAAATTCTTGAACCTTTGGACTTATTTCTTTTTCTTGTATGTTTAAATTAACTCTTTTTTCTGGCGCAAAACTACCAAAAACCTTAAATATCATTTCGGCTGCTTTTAATCTATCTTTTGCTT